TAATTGAATTATCATCTACAAGATTATCTTTTGAATTAATTGAATTATCATCTACAAGATTATCTTTTGAATTAATTGAATTATCATCTACAAGATTATCTTTTGAATTAATTGAATTATCATATACACGATTATCTTTTGAATTAATTGCATTATCATCTATATCATTATCTTTTGATTTTTCATGATGTATTGATATATCTTCTGTTTTTATATAAATAATTTCTTTTTTGCTATTGTGTGATAACATTATTATATTATATATTATTATAATATAATAATTCTTTTTGTAATATTTATGATTTTACCATTTCACCATGTTTATTATTTGTTTTCCATATTTTAATATATTTTACTTTTGTTTCAGATGCGGTTGGGAAATTATTATAAATATAATTTTCACTATCGTGAAAAGCTCCTCCAAAATTTCCACCAACAGCGGTATTAATAATAAAATAAAATGCTCTATCATTAAAACACCAATGCTGCCCATTATGTTTTTTATGTAATTCATCTCTAGTTGCTGTAAAAAAAAGCTCATTATTTAAAAACCATTTAATTTGATTAGGTTCCCATTCAATAGCGTATTTATTCCATTCATTTTCATTATGTAAAAGTTTCAGAGAACCTGAACTATAGGCATTTCCGCCACTATAACCAGGACCATGTAATGTTCCATATATATGGTTCTTATTCCATCCAACATATTCCAAAATATCAATTTCCCCACAATTAGGCCATCTGAGATCATTACCAAGTAGCCAAAAAGCAGGCCATATTCCTTTAGATGTGTCAAATTTCATTTCGGTTTCCACATATCCATATTTAAATTCCACTTTTCCTCTTGAATTAATTCGACCGCTTTTAATATCATTTCCGTGTTTAGTTGTAGTTATTGTAAATTCCGAATTATCTAATTTTATACAATCCGATACATATCTCTGAAGTTCATTATTAACATTTCTTGCATTACGTTCTTCTATGTTCCAATATTTATTAAATGTATTAAAATTATCAAAATTATATTCCCATAATAAATCATTTGAATGACTCATATATATATATATATATATATATATATATATATATATTTAAAAATTTATATAATTACAATTTATTACATAGATATTTAGTCATTTAGAGTCGACTATAATTTACAATATTATATATTATACATATTATAATTCAAATTTTTTGATATTTGCTAACTTTTTATGGTATTGATGGTAATATTTTTTTATATTTAAAATAGTTTTAAAAATATATTATGATTAATAGTATTATATATATATGAAATTATTAATGATATTTTCGATAATATTTAAAACAATAAATTGCATTAAGACTGGGAAAAATAAAGAAGATGGTCCTAGTATAGGTAAATATAAAAGTGTTTTAGATGCAAACTGGAGATGGATACATTATCCAGGAAGATACGATAGTTGTTTTACCGATTCTTGGACATGCAAACCAAATTGCGATGATTGTGAATTAGAGGGAATTACTAAAGAAGAATATTCGGAAAAATACGGAATAACATCAAACGACGAAACAATAGAATTACAATTTATAACTGGTTCTAATATAGGTTCTAGAATATATCTTTTAGAGAAAGATGTATATTGGTTTCCTAATTTACTTAATAAAGAAATTTCTATAGATATAGATGTTTCTGAAATACCTTGTGGAGTTAATGCTGCTATTTATTTAGTAGGGATGACTTCAACCGAATTTGACTTTTTAGGAATAGGCTATGGCGATGCTCAATGTCCTACAGATATTAAATATAACATAGATACTTCTATTAATTTTGATAAAAAAGAAAGGTGTGAAGTGGAAATTGATTTAATTGAAGCAAATGCAGAAGCAATGGCATGGACTTTACACCCATGTATTGGAAATAAATGCGACAAACCGGGAGCCGATGCCAATAGTTATAGACAAGGATATAAAAATTTTTATGGTACTGATAAAGAAATAGATACAAAAACCCCATTTACCGTAGTAACACAATTTATCGGAGACCCGTTAAAGGAAGTAAAAAGATTTTATAAACAAAATGGTAAAATATTAGAACACCCTGGCGGATCTTTAACAAGAGAAAGTATAGAAAGAGATAAAAAAAAATTTGAAGAAATCAATACGTTTGAATTACATGGAGGATTCGATAGTTTAACAAAAGCTTTAAAAAAGGGTATGGGATTCGTGTTAAGCATATGGGACGACCCGTTGACAAATATGAAATGGTTAGATGCAGGAGATAGAGGACCGTGTAACCCCGATATAGATGTTAGAAAATTATACCCTACCGTTAAAGCTAAATTTTCAAATATTGTTGTTAATAGTATTAATAATGAAATAGGTAATGTAAAGAGTGATAGCGGACTCACTACAAATAATAATAATAATAATAATAATAATAATAATAATAATAATAATAATAATAATAATAATAATAATAATGTAAACAGTGATAGCGAATGTAGTAATAATATAAATATACTTGATGATAAACCAATAGAAAATATACAAAAAGTCCCATTTTGTTGTTTTTCATCAGAAAATGTAAAAGATATATGTAATACATGTTACAATTCCGCAAAAGCATTTTCCGACAGTTGGTGTGGAAAATCAGCGGAACATTGTATGGGATGTAGTAATGATGCCGTTTGGTGCATATCTAAATAAATTATAAATAAATTATAAATAATTATTTATAATTTATTTATTAATTAAAGTAGCGGATATTATGTTATTGTTTCTTACTTTACATTTAGAACAATATTTAGAACAATATGCAGTGTAGTCAATAGAATATTCTACTATATGGTTTTTAAATTCCGAATTTACAATTTTTTCAAAATCATCTAATCCATCTGATAAATAATAATCTAAATTATTGTTAAAAATATATGATAAAAATTCTGATGGATTTGCCATTTTTTTTTTTTCATATTCTAATTCGTAATTACGTTCATCATCTTTTTCAATCTCTTTCATTTCTAGGTCATGGAAATATTTCATATGATAATCTTCATTAACCCATAAATCTTCTATATCTAAATCATTTTCTGGCATTATCCTTTTATCTTTTTTTACTCTATCTAAAAATCTCTGAGTCAATTTAAATTTTGGAGCCATTTTGTAAAAAAAAATAATAGCAATATTATAAATCAAATAAATAAAAATATATATTGTATATTTTACAAAATTTCTATGGTAAAATATATTTTTATTATAATATATTTTAATAAAAATATATTCAATTTTTTTTATTATTTATTTTAGTAAATCATATGCTGTTTCTAAAGAAATTTCTTTATTATACTTTATTGATTTATATTTCCATTTATTTTTTACTAAAATTTTGACATAAGGTCCATATTTACCACATCCTTTAAATATATCATTTCCATCAACATTTCCTAATAATAAATCAGTAGATGTTTCTGTATTTATCTTTTCTATTATTTTATTAAAAGTATCATATATAATATTAACTACATTATCCCATTGTATTTCGCCTTTTGCAATAGAATCAAAATATTCTTCACACTTTTTAGTAAATTCTATATTAATAATGGAATTAAAATTATTAGTCATGAAATTATTTATTATTTTACCTAAATCAGTAGGGATAAATTTTTTATTTTCTGAATTTATTATTTTATCATTATAATATTCTATTAAATTAAAATTAGTATCTAGGGTCATGCATTTTGCTTTTTTACTAATACCGATAATATCCGTTTCGATAATATATTTTCTTTCTAATATTTTATCTATTATTGATTCATATGTTGACGGTCGCCCTATATTATTCTTCTCTAGAAATTTAATTAACAATGATTCATTATATCTATCCGGGGGTGATCGATACATGGTTTCAATATTAATTTTTTTAAAACTTATTTCATTAATATCAACACGATCATTTATAATTTTATTATATAAAACAAGATATCCCAAAAATTCTATATTTTCAATAGTTATTTCAACGTATTTTTTATTTTCATTAAATATTAATATTGATTTTAAATCATTTAGAAAATCAATATATAATATCTTTGTATTTATTATTGTATTTGACATTTGGGATTCAATTGTTCTATCCCATATCAATTTATATAATTTTTTTTCTTCAATGGATAAATGAACCGGTAATTTTTCTAATAAAATATTAGTTGGTCTAATACATTCATGCGCTGTTTGATTATAACAATTAAATATTTTTGGATTACTATATACCTTACCAAATTTGTTTATTATATATTCATTTATTAATTCAGTGGTATTTTTATTAATATGATGCGAATCTGTTCGCATATATGTAATATATCCTTTTTCAAATAATTTTTGGGATATAAACATAGTTTTTTTAATATTATATTTTAATTCTGAACAAGAATATTGCAACAAAGTTGATGTAATAAATGGAATTCTAGGATTTTTATTAATTTTTTTATTTCGTGTATGTGATATAATAAATGTAGTTTCTTTATTTATTTTATTTAAAAATAAATAAAGTTCCTCATCGTTCGTAAAATTATTTATTAATGTTCCGGTCAACTTATTATTGTTATCTGATTCGAATTCCGTAGATATATTATAATATATTTGATTTGTATCAAAATCGGTTATTTCATTTTCTTTATCAATTATTGTTTTTAAAACCACTGATTGTACTCTTCCCGTTGATTTTGCATTTTTTGATAAATTCCATAACAATGGACTAATTTTATACCCTATCAATCTATCTAATATACGTCTAGCTCTTTGCGCATAAACCAAATTATAATCGATGGTTATGGGATTATTTATTGCATAGTTAATTGATTGACTTGTTATTTCATTAAATATAATCCTTTTTGGGTTATCTAGACCTAATACTTCTTTTAAAGAAAATGCTATAGATTCTCCTTCTCTATCATTATCTGAAGCTATTATTATTTCTTTATTTTGTTTAATTAATTTTTTAAAATCATTAATAATTTTTGTTTTATCTTTATTAATTGTATATATTGGTTTAAAATTATTATTAATATCAACTGACATTGATTTTTTGTCAAGATCTCTGATGTGACCACATGAAGCTTTTACTATATAATCGTCTCCTAAATATTCTTGTATTTTTTTTATTTTACCAGGAGATTCTACAATAACAACAAATTTAAACATATATAATTATTAATAATTATATATGTTTAACATTATTTTTACATTACGAAACTAATATTTTTTTTAATACCATTATTTACTGGAGATATTTCAGAATCTTCCGAATCTTCTGATTCCATGTTAATATTATTGTTATATATATCCTGTTCATTTGTTTTATTTATGATTTCGGGAAAAACATCAATATTTTCCCATGGTGTTTCCCATCCGTTAATATGATTATACATAGAATATGAAAAAAATTCATATTCTGTATTATCATCAAACCAAATATAATTAAATTCATTATAATCTAGTGATAAATCTTTATTTTTACAAAATAAATTGATATTTTCAGCAATATATAAAATTAATTTTTCATAACATTCATCTTTTGTCAAATTATGAAATGTAACATTTGTTGTTTTATTAGGATAATACAATGTTATTATTAATCCAAATTTTTCATCACACATTTATATTTATAAATATATATTTATTTATATTCTTATATAAGTTTATATTCAATTTTTTATTATAAATATTATTATTTATATATGTATATATGAATAATAATAATAATATATTATCGTTAATAGATGTAATAAATTTAAAACCATCTGAATTTAATTATATGAGTTTATTTCCAGGAGATATATCTAAAATGAATTTACAAAAAAACATATTAGATTCAAGTATATATTTAGATGATAATGATAATTCATTAAATGTAAAAATAAATTCAATAAAATGTATGGAAATATATATCGATAAAATTAATATTTTAAAAGATGTAAACCTTACAAATGTAGAAATTAATGGTAATATGAGTATTTTAGGGAATTGTGAGATCGATTATTTAAATTCTAAAAATATTATTAGTGAAAAAATTCTTACAAATAAACTATACTCAAACGAAATTATCGATATTAGTAGTAATATAATAAATATAGGAATAGATAGCTCAATAATTAATATAGGTGGTTTGGATACTATACTTAATTTTAATGGTATTAATAATAATATTACTAAATTTATTGAACTCAATATTTTAAATAATAATATTATTGATAATGGAATCAATTGCGGTATTATTATAAAAAATAATAATGATTCCGATGGTTATATAAAAACAAATTCAACAGGAGAAAAATTTCTAGTTAAGCCCCCTTTAGGAGTAGCTGGAACTATGGTAATATCAGATATTGATGATAATTTAATTATTTCTAATAAATCGATATTAGTTGGTGATGTAACATGTAATAATAAATTAGTTGTTAATGGTTCAATTACGACATTATCTTCAATTAATATAGGTAGTAAATTAAGTGCTTTTGTAATTGAGTGTAATGATTTTTATGTATCTAAAAATACATATTTAAATAATATATTTATACAGAACAAATCAAGTATTAGTCAATTTAATAATACTATACAAGGTAATATTATTAATAGTAATTCTATACAAACATCAAAATTAGTAGCTGATGAAATATATATTAATAATTACGGAAATATTATAGATCTATTGCGCAATAATATTAATATAGATGATAATAATAACAATAACGTTATAAATTCAATATTATATCCAGATTATATAATATTACCTACGAATAATATTCAATGGAAAAGTATAAAAGGAGAATTTTATAATGAATATGATAATAATATTAATAAAGAAGTACAAATATTAAAGCTATTTGATTATAATATTTTTTCTACATACGGATTGTTGTTACAGTCAATCGATGTATCTTCGTATATTAATAAAAATATATATATTAGTTTTATGTGTAAAACATATGATATAATCAATAATATTAAATTAGCTATATCTGTAAATGAACCATATTCTGATAATATTAATATGCTATATACAAATAATTTTGAAGTATTTGATAATTATACTAAGATATCTTTTTCATATATTCCAAAAAATACTAGAATTAATATTTGGTTAAGTACTAAATATACTAATTCTATAAATAACGTGGAATTAAAAATAGCATTATATGATTTTAAAATAACTAATACCGGAATTGATTATATTATAATAAAAGATGATTTGTTATTAAACAATTCATTAACAGTATCAAGTAAATTACACGCGGATACAGCTATATTAAATAATGTATATGTTAGCACATCATTTATAGAAACTTCGGCAATGGAAAATTTAACAGTTTCTACCAATAGTATATTAAATAATATATCAGCAACGACTTCATTTATTAAAACATCTACAATAGATAATTTAACAGTTTCTACCAATAGTATATTAAATAATATATCAGCA